GCAGACATAGACTACGAGTCAGCAGAGCAGCGCGGTTATTTCAAAATTGACTTGTTGAACGTGAGTATGTATCAGTTGATCCAAGATCCTGCACACTACGAAGCCATGTTGTCAGCCGCACCTCCATGGCAACGACTGTGGACTGATCGACCCTGGGCCAGTCAGTTGGTTCACGTGGGCAGCTACGTGGATTTGATGGTCTCAATGCAACCTGACTCAATACCCAGAATGGCTGCTTTTATTAGTATCATTAGACCGGGCAAAGCACATTTGCAACGTTGCTCCTGGGATGAAGTGTTTGCCAGTGTGTGGGACGGGGACGAATCGCGTGGTTATACGTTTAAAAAGTCACACGCTGTGAGCTATGCAGCCCTGGTGGCCCTACATATGAACTTGCTCAACTAAGACGGCGAACCAGGGTAATTGATTTTCTTTTTGATTTTTTACGAGCAATGTCTATCAAACTGCACACAGGACCGTGCAAGATTTCTAGATCTTTGTTGCTGAAGGTACGCAGTGTAAAACGGAATCGATCCCAATCTCCCCGCAAAAATATGTTGATGGGTATGCTTCTATTGCTTTCCCACCACCAAGTGTTGGCTAATTCTAGGAATTCCAGTTTGTCTGTTTGAGCAAGCACCGCACCAAAGTCGTAGATGGTTGTGACAGCATCGTCCCGGTTCTGAACTATTCCAATATACTCGTTGCTGGCGTAGATACAAAGAGTTATAAAAGGATATTTTTCCGCCAGTTTTTCAAAAATGTGATTGCCCATTAACGGTATTTATGGTCAATGAATTTTGGATAAATAATACAATATGTATTCAACCACTGCTTATCTCTATCAACAAATCATTAGAGTACTTTTGATTGACACCAGTGGTGGATACTTTACTGCGAGGTACGACCCAGTGTATGCAAAAACTCTAACTGTCAACAAGGGCGTGGACAACGTGCTGTTGTTTGAATTCATCAACCAAGATCAAAAACCCGTTAATATCACAGGCAGCACATTTCGCTTTAGATTGTTGAACCAAACTGGCAACGAATTGCTAATTGAAAAAGACATGACAGTGCTCAGTGCCACATTGGGGCGAGTCAAAGTTGTGCTGGACACAGCAGACACCATCAACATCCTTGCACAACCTGCCAGTTACAGCATTGAACGCACACAAGGCAACTATGTGCAGGCTGCATTCACAGACGACAATGCCGGCGCACGAGCCGACTGTGATATTGTAGACAGTGTTTTACCACAGTTCATGCCCAGTCAACCAGTGACAATTCCCACAATAAACGGCAAGAATTCGTGGCCGCAGCCCGGACCAAGTTCCTACCCAGACTGGGCATTGAATCCACAACCAATATCACGCAACTATCTCACAGAATACTATTCAAGTCACATCAACACCACAGGTGCCAGTTTGATCACTATCAAATATGATTTAGATCATTACACCGGTACCCTCAAAGTACAGGCCGCCCAGGACTATGAAGCTGTCTGGGTAGACGTTACAGAAAGCCGCGAGTATTTTGACGAAACTGGTACCTTTTACATCAATGTTGTGGGGTTCCACCCCTTGTTACGACTGGCCATCAACAACAGTCAAGGCTATGGTGCCAGTGCAACTGCCACTGTGGTAGATGGAGTGGTCACAGGTATTGCAGTGAACAATGCGGGTACAGGATACATGGCTGCACCATATGTTCAAATCTTGGGCAACGGCGCTGGCGCCACTGCTGTTGCTGCTCCATTTGTAGGCCCAAGTGGAATTGGTGCAATCACTGTCACAAACGGCGGTGCAGGTTACTTGCCATTAAACTTTGGTGGCACCGAAGAACAAGCGGTGACTGTTCTGATCACAACCGGTTACGTAACCAACATACTTTATCGTTAAGCATTGCATTTGCGTGACAAATCTGTTACACTGTACAGATGCTTGATATCCTTGCTCACCTGCCCGCAAAAAAGAAACAAACTCCTTCGGGCTGGTTGAGTTTCAATGCGGTATGTTGTCAGCACAATGGATCAACACAGGATCGGCGAGGACGTGGCGGGCTCAAAGCCACTGAGGCGGGGTGGAGTTATCACTGTTTCAATTGTTCATACACAGCCAGTTTCATATTGGGCCGGACCGTAAGTTATAAAGCTCGAAAGTTATTGAGCTGGATGAATGTTCCTGAAGTAGAAATAGAGATGCTGAATCTTGAAAGTCTGCGGCATCGGAGCATACACGGTATAATACAAGATCGGCAACAGATGTGGAACACATTGAGTGGTGTGTCATTTGAAGAACGAGACTTGCCACCGTTTGCTGAATTGCTGACACCCGAGCATGAATTTTATTGGGATTATGTGCGTGGTAGACATGTGCCAGAAGACTTTCCTGTTATGGTGCAGATACAAAACGATGGCATCCATTGGACAAGACTGCATGTGGTCATACCATTTACCTATGACAACAAGATTGTGGGATACACCTGTAGATTTTTAGATGACCGGCAGCCCAAATTTATCAGCGACAGTCAACCCGGTTATGTGTTTGGTGTAGACTTACAGCCAGCAGATTGGCAGCATGTGATTGTGACAGAAGGCATCTTTGATGCACTCAGTATAGGCGGCGTGGCTGTGATGCACAACACCATAAGTGATGCACAGGTTAGACTGATACGCAGTTTAGACAAACAGATAACCGTGGTACCGGATCAAGATCAGGCAGGTGTTGAACTAATTGATCGAGCGCTGGAACTGGGCTGGGCAGTGAGCATACCCAACTGGCCTGAAGGCTGCAAAGATGTCAACGATGCTGTGATTGAGTTAGGTCGACTTGGCGCCTTGCTAACTATAATGCAATCGCGAGAGACCAGTAGAATCAAGATAGAACTGAGAAAAAAATGGCTGCTTAAAAAACTTAAACAGACAGGAAAATAAACAATGCACAAATTCAAAAATATAAATTGTATAAAGATAGAAAATCCCAGACTAGGTGACTGCGACACTCAAATGTGGGCATACCGTGGTATCACCGCGTTGTATTCAAGAAACAACCAGTTTGATTTGTTGGAGTTTGATAAAACCTCTCCCACTGAACTAATTAGAGATATTGGTGCCCCTGCAGATTTTTCTGCATATCGGTATCATGGGCATTTTATGGAAGGACATATTGATTATTGGTTTCCATTGGATCAGGCGCAAGACTGCGTGGTATTTGCTGGATACACGCATCAAATTCAATATCCCAACAATGTGTTGAGTATAGGGTTTGATCGTTTTGATTTTTGGGTACATGAAATATTTTCTAACCCTGTGCTGTATAATGAAATAAATCGTGCAGGAGTAGAACATGCAGAGTACGATGTATGCATTCCAGTTGGTTACTACAGAACGCACAGACAGATATTTTTACAATATCTTGTTGATGCGCAAACCAATCTCAAGATAGTAACTGATAGTAGACAAACTGTTTTACCAACTACATTGACATTTGACAGTTTAAACATGGAACCGTATTTGAATAAATTAGTAATAGACAAATTTGAATGCCACATCACTCATCAAAGTTTTTATGAATTTGCGCCTCTTGGACTGATGCAAATGCCGCATCGACGCATGCATGCAGCGTGTCGAGTAAATGTGGCACTGGAAACCACTGTGCATGAAACTACTCAACCCTACCTTACAGAAAAAACTTATAAAATTTTAGCACAAGCTAGACCTTTTGTAATTTATGGTGATACCAATATTTTACAAAAATTAAAAACAAAAGGTTTTAAAACATTTGGTCAATTTTGTGATGAAAGTTATGACCAAGAACCCAATCATGATTTACGTGCAAAAAAAGCAGTAGATGCGCTACAACAATTGGTCACAGCTTGTCACACACATCCTGAAGAAATCAACAACATTTGCAAATTCAATCAGAATCATTATTTCAGTCAAGAACGTTTGCACAATGAGTTGGCTGATTTTGGTCAGTTGTGTTTAGACAAAGTTTTTATCAGGAGCTAGTTTGATTGTATTAGTATCATGGCCAACAAAAAGGCAGTCATTGTTTGATTCAATTACTCAACACAAGTTTACAGGAACTTTAACTGGGAATGTATTGCATGTGTACGACGCAATCGATGATGAAGCCTTGCAAAACATCATAGATCAGTTTGGCACACCAAAATACATCATCATGGATGGATTTTCCTATTATCAAACTTGCCTTGACATACCAGTTTTTTTCATAGATGCCTGGATAGAACAACAAATGGTAAGGCTAGAGTCAATGGGTGTGACAACAGTTGATGATGTCAAGGTCGACCATGTGGCCAATTTTCTAATTAATAAAACACAAATAAATCGTTTTTTAGCAATGAAGCTCAGTGAGATTTTCAACATTGATGTTGACTACACCTGGAGCGGTATGGGAAAAGAATTTGATTTATCGCATGTAATTCAAGAAAAAAATATCATCAACAATAGTTTGATAGATCAACATTGGGGGGAAATATTATCCCCAATTAAAAAATTTGAAAAAAAATGGCATCACACCCCTGGCGAAAAAATAATTGATTTTTCAAGAATAGAAAAATATGGAGACAACGGAACACTGTGGAATATGTATCTAAGACATGTTGTGTCAAATTCAGCAATATCTATCATAACTGAAAGTGTCTGGACTCAACGTGCAAATCTCTTTACTGAAAAAACTGCGTACTCTGTGCTGGGATTGACCTTCCCAATTTGGGTAGGTGGAGTAAATGCCGCAACTTGTTGGAAAGACAAAGGATTTGACATATTTGATGATGTTATTGATCACAGTTATCAAAATTTGCCAACACTGTTGGAACGATGTTTCTATGCATTTTATCTAAACAAAGACATCTTGACTGATTTTGAAAAAGTATCTTCTCTTAGAAAACAAAACTCAGACAGGCTAATTGACAATAGAAATTTGCTGACCTCCAACACATTTCACAAATACAATCAAGCACAACTTCAAAAATGGCCAAATGATTTGCAAGAATTAGCAAATGCCTCTATAATAAAATGCTTGCCAGGAATTCAAAGTTATCTTTGACAAACAACATGACAGCACTCACAGTAACACACATACACAAACTTGTTAATTTTTTAAAAAGAGATAAACTTTGCTAAAAGAATACGGACTTGACGTTCAACGTTTATTTTTAGAAATGATGTTGGAAGATGCACAGAGCTATGTGCGTGTGCAGAACATCTACAACCCGCAGAACTTTGACAAAAGTCTACGAGCCGCGGCTGAGTTCATCAAAGAACATTCAGACAAGCACAAGACCTTGCCCGACCGCACACAGATTGCTGCCACCACGGGCATCCGACTGCAAGCAGTACCTGACTTGAACGAAGGCCACTTTGATTGGTTCATGGGCGAGTTTGAACAGTTCACCAAGCGCCAAGAACTAGAACGTGCGATTCTCAAGGCAGCAGACATGTTGGAAAAAGGAGACTTTGAACCTGTAGAGAAGCTGATAAAAGATGCTGTACAAATATCTCTGACCCGGGACATGGGCACAGACTACTTTGCAGATCCGGCAGCTCGTATCAACAAGTATTTCAACTCAGGTGGACAGGTATCAACAGGCTGGCCACAACTGGACAGATTGTTGTATGGTGGTTTTAGCCGTGGCGAACTCAACATCTTTGCCGGCGGATCCGGGTCAGGCAAGAGTCTTGTGATGATGAACATTGCACTGAACTGGTTGCAACAGGGCTTGAGTGGTGTGTACATTACACTGGAATTGAGCGAGGAACTCACAAGTTTGCGAACAGATGCCATGCTCACAAACATGAGCACCAAGGACATTCGCCGAGACATTGATACCACAGAACTCAAGGTCAAGTTAGTGGCCAAAAAGTCAGGCAACTATCAAGTCAAGGGCTTGCCAGCACAAAGCAACATCAACGACATACGTGCATATTTGAAAGAGTATCAAATACAAACAGGCAAGCGTGTGGACTTTGTGATGATTGACTATTTGGACTTGTTGATGCCTGTGAGTGCAAAAGTTAGTCCCAATGACTTGTTTGTGAAAGACAAGTATGTGAGTGAAGAACTGCGTAACTTGGCCAAAGAGCTGGGAATACTAATGGTGACTGCAAGTCAGCTGAACCGAAGTGCTGTGGAAGAAATTGAATTTGACCATAGTCACATTTCAGGTGGTATATCTAAAATCAACACAGCAGACAACGTGTTTG